CTCGAGCTCACGACGAACATCCCCGGCCCCCAGGAGCGATAGATGCCAACCCTCAGTCCTCACATCTCGCGTAACGTCGCCACGCGGCTCGCCGCCGCCCACTCGGCATTCACGTGGGGCAGCGTGCCCGGCGGCACGATCAGCGCCGTCATGCAACGCAAGCCCGACTACGGCCTCGAGGATCTCGGCATGCTGCGTGTGTCGGTCGTGCCCGGGCCGTACACGATGAAAACCGAAACCCGTGGCATGGAGGTGGCCGACGTCTCGACCGGCATCGTCGTCGCACAGCACGTCGGGAGCGAGTCAGAAATCGTCGCCCTAGAGGATCTCTGCCAGGAGATCGTGGACGCGATCCGGTCTAACTTCATCCAGCCGTCTGGGCTGCCAGAGAACACAGACTGGACCGAGGTCGGCAACCCCCTGCCCTACGATCCGGAACTGCTTGAGGCCCGCAACGTCTTCATGTCGCAGGTCAGCGTGCAGTGGGACGTGCCGGTCGACAAGTGGGTGCCGGTAGCACCCACGGGACCGACGGGGGCAACCGGCGCATGAGCATCCTCCTCCCTGCCGGCCGCAATCCGCTCGGCTCCGGGCTCTCCGGCCCGACGATCCCGATGCGGATCAACTTCGACTTCTTTTTTGATCGTGCGAGCGTGCAGAAGGCGCTCGACAAAGCGATCTACCGCGGGCTGTATTCGGCCGGATCGGTCGTGATGCAGATCAGTCGCCGCAGTATCAAGAAGATGGGCCTGGCAAAGCCGCAGCTGAAGGTCATGCGGGCAAACCCTGATGCAAGCCTGCGTGAGTTGCTGGCACGCCGCGACATCAACGATCGCACGAAACGGAAAATCCGCGAGCGGATCTTTGAAATCAAGTTTCGTCCGCCGAGCCAAGCCGGCACGCCTCCGCACACGCACTTTGGCACACTGCGGCGGTCGATCACCTACCAATACGACCCGTCGACTGAATCGGTCGTGGTCGGCGGGTTCATGGACGGCGCACCCTATATCGCCAGCCTGCACGAGCATGGCGGGACGCAGCGCATGGCAGCGTGGGCGTGGATCCCGAAGTATGACCGCGGCTACAAGGGAATTCTGGCATGGTATCGCGTCGGCAAGGGGCCGCGGAACACGCGAAACTGGGAGTTGACGTCCAGCTTCCGCCAGACTTTCGTCTACCCACAACGTGCGTTCATGTTCCCTGCAATGCTCGAGGGCATTCGCCGCGGACGCATCGCGAGGGAGTTCGAGGGGCGGTTCCGCGTCGGGTAGGTGGCCATCTGTTCATGTATACTGGCGATAGGTGCCTTCTCTACGCGAGGACCACATGCCAACGACTATTTATCTCGGAAAAGACACGACAATCACTGGCCTGACGGGCGTCCAGGACGTCTCGATGACCATCGAGGCCGAGAAGGTCGACGCCACCACCAAGGGCTCGACCGGCATCTACACGCGCACCGTCGCCGGCCTGACGGCCCGCACACTCGAGGCTACTGTGCTCGGCGACTCGTCGCAGACCTACGGCAAGGGTGTGACCGTCGTGGTCACGCCCAGCGGTGGCACTGCGTTTTCGATCACTGGCGTTGTCACTAGCGCGAAGCGGACGCAGCCGATCGGCGGCGCGGAAGCCGTGAGCGTGACGATCAAGCCTGGCATCGCGCTCGACAATGCCGACCAGGTCACCATCTAGTTTTAATCACCAGGGGGGGCTATGGCCAAATTCAAGCTGGGCAAAAACGCTCTGATCAATGCTCCTGGCGTCGTCCTCGACAACGTCGTCGACACCGACCTCAATGCCAGCGGCGACGAGGTGGATGTTACGGTGTTCGGCGACACCGAGAAGCAGGTCGGGTGCGGCCTGCTCGACGTCACCGTCGAGGTGGTCGCGACCAGCCATTCCGCGACCGTCGGCCTCACCGGCCCGATCACTCTCGGCGGCATGTTGTCTGTCGGCTGTGTCGTGCTGGACGTCAAGGACAAGGTGACCCCCAAGGGGCGCCACGAGTACACGATCACCTACGCACCGGCAGCGGACGCATCCTGATCTCCGAGGTGACCTGTGGCCAAGGTCCGCCTCGCCAGGAAGACACCGATCTACGCTGACGGCGTCGTGCTGAACGGCACGCGTGACTTCGACATCGACCTTGATCTCGACACGGTGGACGTCACGCCGTGGGATTCGTCTGTCCGCGGCGAGCTCACGCTCACCGAGGCCAACACGGTCACGTTGCAGATTTACCACGCGGAAGACGTGCGCCGACTGATGGCTAAGTGGAACCGGTTTCCGCCGCAGCCGGTGCGAATTTCGATTGACGGTTCGGCCGCGAATTTCCTTGTGCACAAGCTCAAGGTGGCTGGGCAGTTTAGCGGCGTGCTCGCCTACGAAGTGATCCTCAAACTCTGGCCTTACAGCTGATGGCAAAGTTCAAGACACTTGACGGTAAGGAATGGCTGGTCGAGGTGAATTACCTCACGGTCAAGCGCGTCCGCGACCTGTGCGGCGTCAACGTGCTGGACATCTGCAACCTCGACAAGGAAACGCTCTCCGGATGGGTTTCCGACGACATCAAGGTCCTTGAGGTCATCTGTGCCGTCGTGCGGCCGCAGCTGGCCACGCTCGACATGGCCGACGATGAATTCTTCGCGGCGTGCGACGGGGGCGTGCTGAAGGAAGCCGTCGAGCGGCTTGTGGATCAGGTATCCGATTTTTTCCAAGAGCCCCGAAAGGGGCTGGTGAAGAAGGTGATCCAGAAGCTCCGGGAGACGGAGAGGAAGATGGAGACGGCAGCGGCGACGGCGATCGACAAGGCGCTGGCGTCGTGCGAGTTCGAGCAGGCCCTGCAGATGCATGGGAGCTCGGGTTCCATCTCGCCGGCATCGTCGGAGTCGAGCCCTGGAGTTTCACCCTCCGGGAGCTCGTCTGGCTTGCAGATGGCCGGCAGCACGAAAACTGGACGCACACGGCGACGCTGATGAGCCTCTGGGCTCAGATCCACCACAACGAAGAGAGCGGCGAGCCGGCCCCGACCATGTACCACTACCATCCGTTCTATCGCGTCGCGAAGCCCAAGCCGCTCGAGGCCACGCCCGACCTGCTTATGGCATTCGGCTTTCGGCCTCTAAGGCCGGAGGTGCCAGATGGCGGCTAGTGCGGGTGCAATTCGTGCCGGCTCGGCCTACGTGGAAATCTTCGCCCGCGACGGGCAGTTTCAGCAGGGCATGAGCAGGATCCGGGCGCGGCTCATGACGCTCGGCACGCAGATGCGTCAGGCCGGCACCAGTATGACGCTGGGCGGGGCTGCCCTCGGGGTGCCGTTCATCATGGCGGCCCGCACGGCGGCGGCGTTCTCGCTCGAGATGGCGCGGGTGCGGGCGAACACGGGGGCGACCGATCAGCAGTTCGCACAGCTAAGGTCATCCGCGAAATCGCTTGCCGTTGACTTTGGAAAAAGCCCGGAGGCAGTCGCAAATGCGATGAGCGAGCTTGCAAAGGCTGGCCTCGACGCTGAAGGGGTGCTGAAGTCGATTTCTCCAAGTCTTGCAATTGCCGCAGCAGACAACATGGAGCTTTCGCGTGCTGTCGAGGTCGTCGTTAGCACGATGGCCCAGTTCGGCATGACAACTGATGATTTCGGCACAATTGCTGACAAGCTGCAGGCTGCCGCCAACGCGTCGACTACGAGCGTCGACTCAATCGGCGAGGCACTGTCCTACGTTGGCCCGAAAGCCCAAGAGGCTGGTCAGTCGTTTGACGACGTGGCTGCAGGGTTAGCGACACTTGCTGACGCTGGCCTTCGCGGGTCGCTCGGCGGCACAGGCTTGGCACGCGTGATCGAATCGATCGCCAATGAAGAAGATAAGCTCGCGGGGCTCGGCGTAAGCACTCGCGACGCCGCCGGAGGCATGCGTCCGTTCATCGACGTGCTTGAAGACCTCGGCCAAAAAACGGCTGGCATGAGCAACGTCGACAAAATCAAGCTTTTCACTGACATCTTTGAAATACGCGGCGCAAACGCCGCAATGTCGCTGTCCAAAATGCGCGACAAATTCGACGAAGTTCTTGGAACGATCCAGAATTCGTCGGGCACGGCAAGCGCAAAAGCCAAAGCAGTCATGGAAAGCTTTGGCGGGGCAGTCGAGCAGCTTAGTTCTGCTTTTAAGAATCTGCAGGATAGCGTCATTGAGTCGATGGGGCCGATTGCAACGCAAGCCGTCCAGGGGCTAACGAGACTTCTCGGCTCGCTTGGCGAGTTCATCTCTCGCAACGGAACAATGGTTGCCGTAGTAGCTGGTGGAGTTGCTGCCCTGTTTTCTCTCGGCGTCGCCTCGCTGGCGGCCGGCATCGCCCTCCAGGGCCTCGCCACGGGCCTTCGCGTCATCCAAGCCGTGCTGCCGCTCATTCCTGCCCTGTTCTCTCCGATCGGCCTGGCGATCGCGAGCGTGTCGGCCGCCATTGCCGGCGGCGTGATGGTCGCCCGCACCCTGTCGCCGGCATTCAAGGAAGAAACCGACGCGATTGGTGCCGCCCTCATGCGGCTCGACTTTGGGGCGGCGTGGGAGATCATGAACATCAATCTGGCGATCGCCTTGGTCCAGATGCACCAAGCGTTCGCTCAGGCATTCGACCTCGTCAAGAATACCGTCGTCGCGACGTCGCAGTTCGTTGGCGACATGCTGATCCAGGGCCTCGACAGGTTCATGGGGCTATTCGGTGCCGACATCCTGACGCTGCAGGCCGGCTTTGAGAAGCTGGGCGTGTATTTCCGGGCTGCGTTCGACTGGGATTTCGCCGTTAACGGCATGAGCGACGCGCTCAAGAAGGTAGAGGCCCGCGTCGAGGAGGCCCGCCAGCGGGCGCCGACGGCTGACGCCAGGGCCGAGCAGCGTAAGCAGGAGCGAGAGAAGGCCGCCCAGGCCCGCCACGAGGAAATCAAGAAGCGGGATAGTGGGTTTGAGGACACGATCAAGCAGCTGCGAGAGGACGGCGAGCGGGCCAGAAAGCGTGCCCGCGGCGAGGACATTGCCAAGGTCAACGAAGAGCCGAAGCAGCCAGACGGCAAGCCGGTGGTGAAGAAGCTGCCGCCGGCCCCTCCGGGGGCCTTCATGCCGCCCCCAGAGGGCGAGTCGAAGAAGGACAAGGGCATCGCGTCGGCCGGTAACTGGAGCGGCGTCGGCCTGGCCATCGGCCCTGAGCTCGGGAAGCTCGAGGACCCGGCCCAGCGGACGGC